GGGAACTATTCAGTACAGTCAGAATATGACTTCTGTTTCTACTGGTGTTAAGGTTAACCCGCAAGGAGCAGCGTCTTCAAGCAACCCAACCGACACTCCAGCCTACATTGTCCTCAACTTCATAATTAAGTACTAATGCCTTACACTCGCCCATACGCCGCAGGATTCATAGACTACCCCGACATTACTACGCCAATGACGGCTGCGGTTATGAACACAATGGACCTTGGCATTAAGGCTGCTAACGATCAGATTCAAACGCTTACTACTGCGCAGCGTACGACGCTTGCGGCAACGGCAACTCTTGGGCAACTAGTTTGGGATTCTACGCTTAACGAGTTGTTTGTATGGACGAACGCTACGGGTGGTAACGCTTGGCAAGGTATTGGCAATGTTCTGATTGGGACTCTTGCCGCTCGACCCGCGACTCCGTTTGTTGGACAACTTTATTATCAGACTGATACTGACGAGTTGTTGAAGTACACGACTGATGCTGATGGTACTCAGCGTTGGATGCTTGCTGATCACGATTATCGTCGCAATGTGGTGGTCAATGGCGGTTTTGACGTTTGGCAGCGCGGAACGTCGTTCAATCCGACGAGTGCGACGAGTACGACGGGCGCAAATTATGGTGCTGATCGTTGGCAGTTCCTTCAGGCTACGACTAGCACTGCGGCGTTTACTCGACAGGCAATTACGTCTACTGATCCTGTTGGTTTTAACTATTACACTCGTGTGCAGCGTGCGAATACGCTGACGCTCACGACTGCGTATACGGTGCAGACAAGTTTTGAGTCGCAGAATATTCAGCAGTTTCGTGGTAAGTATGTGACTCTAAGTTTTTGGGCGCGTGCTGGCGCTAACTATTCGGCTGCTTCGTCGTTTCTTGTGTCGGACATTGTTACGGGTACCGGCACGGACAACACGGTTGGCAACTTTACGTCAAACACGGTGAATACGACTACAAATAATGTGTTGACAACTTCGTGGAAGCGGTTTGCAATTACAACTAGCGCGGTACTCGCAACCACGATTACGCAGTTAGGTGTGCGGTTTGTGTTTACGCCAGTTGGCACGGCTGGCGCTGCTGATTATTTTGATATTACTGGTGTGCAGGTTGAGCCTGCGTCTGCTCCGTCTGATTTCGAGGTTCGCAATTTTGGCGAGGAACTTGGCCGTTGCCAGCGGTACTACTATCGTTTGGGTCCGTATGCGTCTGGTACTCAGCGTTTTGGAAACGGATTTATTAGCACTACATCCACTGCCCTTATCAATACGCAGTTCCCCGTTACGCTTAGGTCTGCGCCTACGGCTATTGAACAGAGTGGAACGGCGGCGAATTATGGTGTTTCCAACTTGGCAACAACTACTGCCTGCACAAGTGTTCCAACTTTTTTGAATGCCACTGTGAATACGGCAACTACTACATTTACTACGGGCGCCACTCTTGTTGCCGGTCAGGGCGCTCAGGGTGCCAATAACTCTACAACTACGGCGTATCTTGGCTGGTCTGCCGAACTGTGATTGAATCCTCCGACTCCAAGAAACTTCTAGACCGATTCCAAAAGTGCTGGGGACAGTCCGACCAAAAGCATAGGCAGAATCGCGAGTTCTACAAAAAGTGTGATGATGGTTACAACGCAATCATCAAACCATCTAACAGTGAATGGCAGAGTGACCTGCACCCGCCATACGCGCTCCAGATCATTGACATTATTGAATCCAACATTGTTGATGATGATCCTGATGTGCGCGTAATTGCCGCTCAGCCGCAGCACGAAGAGGGCGCAGACCTGCTTACGCATATTTTGAAGCAACAGCGTTACAAGGATAATTTTGGTGAGAAATACGCTTTGTTTGTAAAGCAGTCGCTTATTCGCGGAATTAGTATTGCGAAGATTCCGTGGCTTGAGGAGTGGCGTAAGGTTCCTACGCCGAATTACAAGCCGGATCCGCTAGGGATGCGTAAGCCGTTTGAAACAGTGCCGTATCGGCAGCAGCCCGGATTTGTAAATGTAGACGCTAATCACTTTTTGTGGGACTCCAACGCTACCAGCCTTGATGATGCTGAGTATGTGTTTTTTCGTACTTACGAGTCAAAGCGTAGTCTTGAGGCTTCTGGTGTGTACGAGAATTTGGACAAGATTGTTGAGATGACAAGCACGATGGCTCCTGATGATAAGGAGCGACGTAATCGTGTTGAAGTTGTTGAGTGGTGGTGGCGCGATGGAAACACAATGCGCCTTACCGTTGTCGCTAACCGGAATACGATCATTCGTGATTGTGTTAGCCCGTTTTGGCATGGAGAGTTTCCGTTTGTTGTAGCCAATATCATGCCAACGCCGTTTTCGTTTCGTGGCAAGAGCATGGTTGAGATCATTAGTGATTTGCAGATTGCGTTGTGGGAACTTCAGAATCAGCGCATTGATAACTCTAAGTTTATGGCTAACGCTGCCATGTTTGTTGATCCAAACACGGAGCAGCAGGACATTCGTTTGTTTCCGGGCGCTGTTATTCCGTTGCGCCCTGATCAGGTGCAAGCCTTTCAGCCGAATATCAGCATTCTTCAGCCGTCGGTGCAGGCTGAGGAGATGCTTAAGGGTGATTTGCAGAACATTACTGGCGCTGTTGGTTACTTGTCGGGCGCGTCTAATACGCAGATTGATCAGACAACGGCGACCGGCATTTCGGTCATTAGCAACATGGCTGCAAAGCGCATCATTCGGATGAAGCAGCAGATTATGTATGCGATGCGCCGAGCCGGTGAGCAGCAGGTTGCTCTGAATCAGCAGTTGCTTCCGGGGCCGGTCGCCATCCGTATTGATCGTGAGGCTGAAAACGATTGGCGTGTTGTTACGCCTACCGATATCCAAGGCCAGTACGATTTTCGTGTTGAAGATGCGAACGAGTCGCTTATGCGGCAGGAGCGCCGTGCTGAGGCGCTTGCGTTTGCTAATTGGTTTGGTCAGAATTATATGCTTCTTACTCAGAGTGGCGTTACTCCGAATATGCGTCGGGTCGCAGAAGATGTGATTCAGGCGTTTGATGAAGACCCGAAGGAATATCTTGGTAGCGCCGAGCAAGTGCAGAACCCGCCTTTGGTCGGAGGGCCGGGTCCGTCACAGCCGGAACCGACAACCCCAATGGGCGCAGCGCCCGGAGCGCCGAGCATTCCGCCGGAAATCCTTGCTGCGCTCGGGGCCGGTTCCGGCCAACCACAACAGTAATTCCGACTACCGACTATCCGACCGGAGGACAAGATGAGCGAGTTTGAAGAGACTACTGACGAGCGCGATCCTATTGCGGATGCCATTCTGCATGGTGGCGTTCCCCCGATTCCAGAGCAGGCTGCTCCTGTTGAGTCTGGTGCTGATGTTGTAGAGGAAGCGCCGTCGCAGGAAGACTTGTTGCTTGGCAAGTTTAAGTCGCCTGATGATCTTGCTGAGGCGTATAAGAATCTTGAGTCTCAGTTTACGCAGGATCGGCAGCGTCTTGCTGATCTTGAGGCGCTTCTTCAGGAGGACGATTATGAGGAGCCTGCTCAGCCGTGGGGCATGACGTTTAATGGTGAGCCTCAGAACGAGGAAGAGTTGGTTGGTTGGGCTGAGCGTGATCCGGGTGCTGCTGCTCAGTGGGCTATTGCAAATAATGGTCGTGTTCCGCAGGAGACTGTAAATAGTCTTTGGGAGCATTGGTTTGAGACTAAGCCTGCTGAGGCTAATTCTTGGTATGTTAATCAGCAGACTAATCAGGTGCGCGAGCAGTATGAGCAGGAGTTGGCTGCGCTTCGTGAGCAGATTACGCCGCTTCGGGATCAGCAAACGCAGAGCCTTTTTGAGTCTAGCCTTGATGCGCTAGAGTCGCAGATTCCTGATCTTTCTGATTACAGTGAGAAGATTCAGGAGTATATTGATCATATTCCTGTTGATCAGTTGCATCTTGCTTTCTTCCCTCAGGGAATGGATACGCCGGACAAGATTCAGGAAGGCGTCAAGAGTCTGTACGCGATTGTTCGTATGCGAGAGCAGCCGTTTCAGCAGTCTCAGCAGGTTGAGCAGCCTAGTGCTTTTACGCAGTCGCGTCAGGGCGTTGTTGATGTTGGAAACGAGGATTATGTTTCCCGTATCAATAATGCTATTCTAAATGCGTAGTTCCGACCATGTGTGGCCCAACCCGACCGTTGGACAACCGCAGAAACCCGTAAACACTCTTATCTAGAAAGAAGATTAGGTTATGCCTACTATCCTCTCTGGGGTCGTTGACGACGCGGATATTCTGTCCAATCAGCGTGTCGTTGATATGTCCCCCACTATCGCGCAGTTGGAGCCTGATGAGGCTCCCCTGACGACGATGCTTCAGAAGACCGCTTCTCGCGCTGCTTACTCGCAGAAAGTTGAGTGGTTGTCGGACGAGTTGATGCCGCGCCTTACGACGCTTAGCGCGTCGGCTGCATCGGCTGACACTGCCATTGCGGTTGCGACTGGCACTGGCACGTACTTCCGCGCAGGCGACGTTGTGCGTTTTGCTACGACGGGCGAGAACGCTAGTGTCTCGGCTGTTTCGGCTAACACCATCTACGTCACCCGTGCTCTTGGCGGCGTCACTGCTCTCTCGGCTGCGAGCGGCATTGACCTCGTTAAGATCGGTAACGCGGCTGCTGAGGGTGCAACCCTTGGCACGCTCGTGCAGACGAAGAAGGTTGCCAACTACAACTACGCTCAGATTCAGCGTGATCCGTTCGGCTTTACGAACACGCTGGTCGCTTCGAAGTTGTATGGCGGTCCGGAGCCTGCTAACGAGGCTAAGAAGAAGTTGATTGAGCATAAGCGCCAGTTGGAGAACACGATGTTCTGGGGCGTGCGCGATCTCAACACTTCTGGTGGCGCACCGATTGGCTACTGTGGTGGTCTGTACCAGTACGTTACGTCGAACGTGACTTCTGGTGTTGGCACGCTGACGGAGAGCGTTTTCGAAACGTTCCTTCGCAAGGCGTTCCGTTATGGTTCGCAGAACAAGGTTATGTTCTGCTCGCCGCTGGTGGCGTCGGCTCTGTCTTCGTTCCCGCAGAGCAAGTTGGCTCCCCCGGCACCGAGCATCGACACGTACGGTGTGTCGCTCTCGAAGTACCAGAGCGCTTCGGGCGCAACGGTGCAGATCATGGTTAAGCGTGACTGGTACGATTTCCAGTCCACGGGCAACCAGTACGGCGGCATCGGTGTTGTCGTGGACATGGAGGACGTGACGATGCGTCCGCTCCGCGACACGGTGCTGAAGCCTGATCGTCAGGCTAACGACGAGGATTCGGTCAAGCAGGAGTATCTGACCGAGTGGTCGTTGGAGATCGGCCTTGAGAAGAAGCACGCTATCATCTCGGGCATCACGGGCTACTAAGCCAACCAATCTGGGAGGGAGTCGCTTTCGGGTGGCTCCCTCCCAGTCCAATTTTCCCTCCTACCGACCCGGAGAAACCAAATGCGTTTTGTAAGTCGCCACTCTAATTACACGTTTATTGCTCGTCCCGATTCCGTTCAGATGGTTATTGGACCCGGCGGCGTCATGATTCCTCAGCAGATGCAGGCTGCCATTAGTTGTGATTTTCAGCATGGCATGGTGCGTCCTGAGGAGGCTGAGATGGCTAAGCAGCATTGGCTTGGCTTTGGTCGTCGTGATGATGGTTCGATTACTGCGTATGGCGCTACGCCGACAACTGTTGTTGGCGTGGTAAATGGTATTGCGCATGATGGTTGGAATCCTGATCTTATGTTTAGCGTGTATGACACGGAGACTATTGGTAACGAAGAAGATCGGAAGTACGCGGAAGAACGTTTGTTGAATGATGCTGGTATTGGCAATCATTACATTCAGGTAAGTGGTAAGAAACTTGATCCTCCGTGGCCGACGTATGAGAACATGCAGGGCAAGAAGGGCAAGCCTACTGCTGCTCTTATTTGCGACATGATTCGTGATGGTGGTTATGATCCGGATTATGTGATTGCGTACGAGTTGCAGCGTGAGCGTCCGCGTTATGAGATCCCTAAGGCTATTGAGGCTTTGAAGGTTGAGTTGGCTGCGGAAGTTGTTGAGAACGCTTTGCTTCAGCGCGAGATTCCTGCGTAATGCATCACAACATTGCCGCGTATGAGGCGGCTGTTAGGCGGCATGTGACGGTCCTTATTCCGTGGCATGGTGAGAATGAGGATCTTCTGCGCGAGACTTTGCGGTCGTTGCCGCGTGGCGTGCGTGTGGTTATTGCGAAGAATGCTGGTAAGCATGAGATGGCTTTAGCGTTAAATGCTGCGTTGGATACGATCACGACAAAGTACACGTTTGTGATGGGTTCTGATGATGTGGTTGATTCGAAGACGTTGTGGCGTTTGTGGGAAGCAGCGGTTGATTATGATGGTGCGTATCCGTGGATGCTTGGGTTTGGTGCGCAGCGCTTTAGGATGATTGTTGAGCCGTGGTCGCTTAAGCGCATTCAGGATAAGAATGTGTGTGGCGTGTTCTTAATTAAAACCAAGGTGTTGAAAAGTGTTGGTGGTTGGACGGATACGGTGATTGAGGATTGGGATTTGATGTACCGTGTTGCGAAGGCGGGTTATCGTCTTGCTCCTGCTCCTCTTGCGCGGTATGGGTATCGGCAGCGTCTTGACGGGTTGCATCGTTCGACGGTGCGTGAGGCTGCGAAGATGGAGATGACGTGGGCTGATCTTGCGCCGTATGAGAAGCGCGAGTCTGTTCCTGCTGTGTTTTATGAGTGGCGGATGGATGGTACTGGGTATGTTCGGTGCGAGTTGGCTGCGCGTACTACGGATTCGGCTGTTCGTATTTCTTTTGATACTCAGGATGAGCATCAGGCTAATGCGTGGGTTTACCAGTATCCGAATAGTGATGCGCAAGAGTTGTGGGATCTTGGTGCTAAGTTGGGCAAGAAGCGTGTGATTGATGTTGATGATAATTATTTGTCTGATGATTTGCAGGAAGTTGTTGGTCGGTATCATCGGAAGAATGGTGAGATGTGGGGAGAGCGTCAAGAGTCGCATAAGCGGATGGTGGAAGAGGCCGACTATGTTATTTGCGCTACTCCAGCATTGGTTGATGTGTACGGAGAAGTTAATCCGAATGTGGTGTTGTGTGAGAACACGGTTGATCCGTTTGATTGGCCTAAGCCTTCTTCGCGTAAACAGATTGTTGGGTGTGTTTTAAGTACGAATCATCTTGATGATTTGCATCTTGTTGAGGACGCGATGCGGTATGCGAGTATGGTCGGCGCTGAGGTTCATGTTGTTGGGCTTGATCCTGAGTGGGATTTTGCGTATACGCATTTTGGCTTTACGCCAAGCGTGGCGGCGTATAGGCGCGTGTTGTCTAAGTGGAGTATTGGTTTAGCGCCAGTAGTTGATAATGATGTTACCCGTTGCAAGAGTGATTTGAAATGGCTTGAGTTTACAATGAGTGGTGCTGCTCTTATTGCCAGCAATAGTGAGGCGTATAAGCGCGTTCCGAACGATTCGATTATTCGCGTTGATGGTCCTGAGGGGTTCGCTGGGGCGGTTGGAGACTTGTTGAATGATGAGCGCGAACGGAAGCGTATGATTCGTCGTAGTATGTTTCATGTGAAACGGGATCGTTTTGTTGGTAATGAGTCGTTGCGGAACAGGTATACTAAGGCACTAGGATGACTGTTGTCGGAGTAGAACCGTGGCGTAGGCCGATTGATGCACACGCTGAGGAAACGTATGACTTGACAAGTGGCGAGCCTCAGCGCAGCATTATGTGGTATTTGAAGGGAAAGTATCAGCAGGAAGATGCTGATCGTTTGGCTCAGGGTCTTGCGTGTGGTGTGTGTTTGAGTGTGTTCCCGGCGCGTCCGTGTATTGAGAATGTGCGCTCGTTTCGGCCTATCGCTAATGAGTGGGAACCGATGCGTAATCGCGATGAGGTTCTTAAGATGGTGACGCAGGGCTTGTGCCCGACGTGTGCTTCTGAGGTTACGGTTGATATGCACAGCGTTATGCACCGTGGCGTTGATCCTTTTCGTCCGAAGGGTATGGACGAGTAGTGGCTACGTTTGCTCAGTTGAAAACGCGAGCGCAGAACCTTGCGTTGAATGATGATGATACTGAGGCTGGGTATCACGTTAACGATACGATTGATGACATTGTTGTCAATGCGCAGTTGAAGGTTACGATGGTCAGCAAGCCGTTGGTTGAGAGTCAGTCTGTGTACGATATTTCGTCCGATTGGTCGATTTCTGATTTTGGTGCGCTTCAGTATCTTGAGTATCTTGGGCTTGGTTCGACGTATTCGTACATTCTTGAGCCGTCTAGTCCTGATGAACTTCTTGCGTTGAATGCGACAAATCCTATTGGCGCTGTTCGTAAGTACGCTTTTATGGGGTTGGACACGATTCGGTTGTGGCCTGTTCCGCAGCAGAGTGGTGACACGTTGAAGATTTATTATGCTCAGACTTCGACGGACCTTACGACGGATAGTCAGACTCCCGATGATATTCCGTCGCAGTGGCACTGGCTGATTGCAATTGGCGCTGCTGCTCGTCTTGCCGATGCGGTTGGTGAGGATCAGAACCTTAGTAATGCTCTTGACGCAAAGTTTCAGGCTGGAATGGATCGTTTCCAGAAGTGGCTTACTCGTCGTCAGGGTCGTACGGCGAAGGCTATTCAGACGGGTTACTTGCGTAATCCTCGTCGTCCGTTCCACGATAATTCGACGTATTACTCCTTTACGCAGCGGCAGAGTTAGCGTATGGCTGGTACTGTTCAGTACGCGAGCCATTCCAACTTTTTTACTGGGATGGTGCGAGATGTTCCGCGTCACCTTATTCCTGATGGGGCTGTTTATGACGCTCTAAATATTGTAATTACAAATAGTGGTTCGCTTGCTAAGCGTAGTGGTTCTACTCGTGTTCTATCAAATACGACAAGTATGGCTCCTACGCAAATTGCGGCTCAGCGTAGCGCAAATGTTGATGCTAATAAGTTTTTGTATCCAGCCGCAGTTAATGGTTCCGTGCTTCAGACTGCTTCGCTTCCATATTCTTCTTCTCTTTCAACTATTACGCCTTTTACTACAAGCATTGTTGCTGAATCAATTAGTACGCCAACGACTTATGGTGATTCCGCAGTATATCCAGTTGCTTCTGCTTCTGGCTATTCGCCATTTGCGTGGTGTGGGGGAGTTAATTTTTCTCTGAAAACAGAAGCCCAATATTCTGCTTCTGGTCTTTCGATTACATCTACGTCTGGTAATCCAGAATTTAATGTTGGCGCGACTCCAGCAGGGAATATGAGTGTTGGTGGTTATGTTCATTTGTCTAATGGTGGAACAAATGAATATACGGGTCGAATCGTTAATGTTAACGCTGGCATTATCACTGTTGATCCTGCGCCCATTTATGGCACAACCGCTGTTCCGGTGACGTATACCAGTGCTGCGTATTATCCAATCTTGCCAATGGTTGGCGGTAAGAGCGATGGTCAGTATGTTGCTAGTGCTGGTTGTGTTGGAACGTTTGTGTCTGGCGGTGATTCTCGCATTGTTATTGGAGATGTGCGTCTAGTTGATGCGAATACTGGGAAGTCTACGCGGCATCCTAACCGGATTATGTGGAGTGTTCGCGAGGCTGCTGATGCGACAACTCCTTCGTGGTATAGCGCAACTCCGGGTTCTGCCGGGTCGGCGAATACAACGGGTAGTGTTGATGGTCTTGTTCAGGCAACTCGTATGGGGTTTCCCCAGTTGAACTATATTGATGTTGAAGATATTGAGCGGATTATTGCTCTTGTTCCTGTTGGTTCGGGCAACATGATGGTTCTTGGAACTCGCGGTTGCGTGATGCTGAGTGGTTATTTGCTTACGCAGGCTGGAAGTATTGCGAATGTTTCGTTGAGTCGTGGTGGTATTACGGCAAATATTCGTGGTTTTTCTCAGCAGGTTGGGTGTATTAGTGCTGGCAGTGTTCAGCGTACTACTGCTGGTGTGATGTTTGCTGCGCAGGATGGCGTGTATTTGACTGATGGCGCAACTCTTGTGAATACGATGACAAAGAAGATTGCAACTTTGTGGGGCGATTCGACGGGTAGTCCATCGTCTTTTACGTTTGATAAGTCTTTGTTTGATGGTGTTGATGGGTTTAGTGGCGGTTCGGCTGGTACAGGAGTTTTTGGTTCGGCAAATATTAATGATTCGCATTACTACATCAGCACTGCTGTTGGCGGGTTTTTGTGTGATCTTCGTAATCAGTTTGGTTGGACTCGTATCCCACAAGGCCAGTTGCAGATTGGTGCTAGTGCGACTGATCCTGACCAAACAAGTAATCGTGTGTACGCGACAAAGTACGGGACGACAACTACAACAAGTAGTTATGATCGTGTGATTCGCCTTGATCGTGTTGTTGTTCCCGATGATTATTCGTACGATGTTGACGGAACTGGCATTAACTCTACGATTATTACTCGTGCGTATGCCGAGGGTGATCCTGCGCAAAAACGGCGTTATCGTCACGGATTGTTTACTTACACAATGCTTGGCGGCGTAACTGTTTATCCTTCTTCAACTACATACCCATCGGCGGAAATTTGGCCCGGAATTGGTGTTGGTTCGTTTTCTGTTTCAGCAACTAAGGGTCTTGCTGCTGATGGGAATGTTGCAAGCATTGGGTATGAAAGTGCTGTTTCGAAGTCTTCGCGTTCTAATGTTGTGCGTTTTGATAGTCAGGTTTTGTCGCAGGCTGTGACGTATACGATTACAACTTCGGATTATCCTCCAACGTTTTCGTTGTATGAGATTACAAATGGGTTTAATCAGTTGCGTCCCGGTAGAATTGTTTAGTGGCTGGGGCGAATAACCCTCCGGAGATGCCGAGTGTTCCGGCTATGCCTAAGCCGCCGGATTCTCGTATCATTCCGCTTGATCGGCAGGAGCCGCTTACTCATGCGCAGGTTGAGCAGGTCAGGTTTGGATTGGGTGATACTGGGCCTTTGGCTCAGGCGGTTATGAACGCAAATGTTCCCGCATTGGCTAAGCAGTTGACTATTGGTGCTGTGTCGTGTTTGTCTACTCGTCGTCCGGCTGATCCCGTGGTTGGTCAAATGATTTGGGAAGTTGATACGCAGAGTGTCTTTTTTTGGAATGGCACGTATTGGGCGACCCCTGTCAACACTTCTCCTCCGGGCGTAGTTCAAGCGTATACGGGTATTAATGCTCCGTCGGGCTGGTTGTTGTGTTATGGGCAGGACGTTAGCCGGTCAACGTATGCTGCGCTTTTTGCTGCGATTAATACAACGTTTGTTTCGGCGGTTTTAAATAGTACGACTACTGTTAGTGGTTTGAGTGGGATGAGTACGGCTACTCATGTTGGTTGGGGTATTGCTGGGAATGGTATTCCTACTGGCGCTGTAATTAATAGTGTGACTAATGCGACAACGGTGGTGATTAGTGCCGCTGCCACGCTTACAACCACAACAAGTGTTGTGATTAGTCCTTACAAGTTTACGGGGGCTAATAATACAACAACGTTTCTTGTTCCTGATCTTCGTGGTCGAGCGTTGTTTGGTAAGGACGATATGGGTGGGACTGCTGCTAGTCGCGTTACGTCTACTTCGGGAATTGTTGGTACTACGCTTGGAATTGTTGGCGGCGATCAACGCCTTCAATCACACAATCATGGTGTTGATGTTAATAATGTTAGTTTTGGTTTGGGGAACTCTGGTGTTCAGGGTTCAAATGGTGTTGCTACTTGGGGTGGCGTTAACGGTACAAGCGCCGCTGGTTCTGGTAACAGTCAGAACATGCCGCCAACACTTATTACTAATTACATCATTAAGACGTAACCCTATAGGTATACTCTAACCGTGGCATCCACCCTTTACGCACCCCAGCGCGTCAACTATAAGCCGACCGCGCCAGCCGGACTTCCTAGTGCTATTGATCCTAAGACTGTGCTTGTTGATTCGTTGAAGAAGTTGATGGAGAAGAATCAGCAGAAGATTATGTCGCAGAATCCTGCTGCGGTTATGGGTGCTGTGACGAATCCGACTGATGTTGCTAGTGGTATGAAGGGTAATCTTCTTGGTGGCGTGGAGACTAAAGCGAAGATGATGGGTGGCCGCTAGTGGCTACTGCTATCAAGATTCCTAATCCGAATAAGACTGGTACGCCTAAGGGTATGGAGGGCGTTAGGCCGGGATCGCCTAAGGCTGTTGCTGCTGGCTTTAAGCCTCCTAAGAAGATTAAGCCGCCTAAGCCTTCGGCTGGCGCTGCTGCTGCTGGTACAACAATTCAGACACCTCCTGTTACGACTACGCAAACTGTTACGACAAGTACTCCGCCGACTCCTGAGTGGTGGAATTCGCAGATGGGTGCTGGTGTTGCGACGAATGCTGCTACTCCTGTTCTTGGTGCTGAGCAGAGTCAGATTGGTTCTGCGTATGGCGTTGTCCTTAATCGTGTTACTGAGGGTTCGGATAAGGGTCAACCATTGTTTCGACTTCCGAACGATGTTGCTGGTAAGGGAACTATTCGCCAGTCAGGGTTTGATGCGAAGGGTAATCCTGTTTACAAGGATGCGGCTGGCAATGTAATTAGTGACATTAGTAATCTTGTGCTTGATTATACGCCGTTGCGGGCTGGTCAGGCTGGTTATTTGCAAGGCGCTCTTGGTAGTGCCGCTGCAACTAGTGCAAATACTCAGCAGACTATTGGTCAGAATGCTGCGCTTGCTGGTGTTCGTCGTAGTGGTATGCGTGCTCAGGGTGCGCTTGCTGAGGCTGAGAGTGCTCAGAATCTTAATGCTGCTTTGACGAGTAAGGCGCAGGGCGAGTATACGACGAATCTTGGTAAGTGGGCTGCGCTTTATAATCAGATTTATCAGGGTCTTGTTCCGCAGGCTGAGGGACTTGCTGCTCCTATTACGTCTACGGTTGAGGTTCCTGTTGCTACGTCTGCTGGTTCGGAGACTACTTCTCAGCCTTCGTATTTGGGGTATAACTTGACTAGCACTCCGGAAAGTGGGGCGCTTAGTGGTGGGCCTGAGGGTGCCTTTATGGATGTTATTCGTAATGTGACGCTTCCTCGTAATACGAATGATGCTGCGATTCGTCAGGGTCTTCGTGCTTTGTTGAATAATTCTGCGTATAAGTTGACTTCTCGGCAGAAGGCGTATATTAATTCGCTAATTACTGGTCGGTATAAGGGCAATAAGAAGTACTAGGCTGGTAGACTAGACTTATGCCTCAGTTTGTTGCTACTCCCGGTTCGAATGCGGCGTTTCTAGATACTGCTACTAGTACGTTGTATACGCCGGAATATAAGCCTAAGCCGCAGCAGCCATCTACGCCGTCTACTACTTCTGCTCCTAGTGGTCCTACTGCTGCTGAGAAGGCTGCTGCTGATAAAAAGCGTCGTGATGCGGCTCGTAAGAAGGCTGCTGATAAGCGAAAGGCGGATGCTGCGGCGGCTGCTGAGGCGAAGGCAAATCAGTACAACCCGCTTATGACGCCGTTCTTGTCTCCTGCCGATATTCGAAAGCAAGCAGAGGATCTTGCAAATGTTGGCGCTCCGAGTGAATCGTATCTTCGTGCACAGGGCGCTCAGCAGGTTGCTGGCCTTGGTGGGTTGACGGATGCGCTTACTTCTCGTCTTGGTGCTGTGAATGCGCAGAATGTTGCTGGTATTGCTGGTATGCAACGTTTGTATAGCGATATTGCTAATCAGGCTCAGAGTGCTGGCACTTCTGCTGCGGCTGCGGCTGGCGCTAATCCGAATACTGCTCCTGTGGCTGCTGCTAATCCAATGGCTATTGCAAATATGGCGAATCTTACGGCGCAGACGGCTGGTCTTGTTCCTGCTGCTGGTGCCATTGGTTTGGGGTTGCAGGCTCAGGCTGGTTCGAATCTTACAAAGGCGCTTGTTGAGCGTGCTAATCGTATTAGTGGTGATACGGCCAAGTATTTGCGTCAGATTCAGGATCAGGAGTATCAGAAGGCTACTGCTCAGCAGACGCTTGAGCAGAATGCTGCGCTTCTTGGTTTTAAGGAGAAGACGCTTGCTGCTGATATTGGGTATAAGCAGGGTCAGTTGGCTTTGGGTCAGCAGCGGAATACGATTGCGTTGCAGAAGTTGGCGAATCAGGTTACGGCTAATGCTCAGAAGTATGGTGCTGCGAGTAAGAAGACGTTGAATGAGGCGTTGCAGACAATTCTTGATGATCCGGCTGGTCTTGTTGCTCCGTATAAGAAGGCGACTGGGTTGAAGAAGTATTCGGTGATGATTTCTGATGCGTTGGGTGCTACGAAGTCGCAGGAGATTTATGGTGCTACGCCTGAGGCTGCGTTGGCGACTCTTGGTAGTGCGAAGGTGATTGGTACGCCGGTTGATATGGGTGCGCAGACGGTTGATGTTGCTCCGACTCGTGGTCAGATTCTTGATCGTGTTGGTCGTCAGGTTGTTCGTGCGAGTCAGGGTCGTTGGTCGTTGCAGAAGGCGCAGAATTGGTTGTTGAAGAATGTGCCTGATATCGCTAACCTGACCGGGTAGACTGTACGCATGGCGCGTAAGCCGACTCTTACTGGTAGACGAGTTCTTGGTGTTGAGACTGGTGGTGTGAAGCCGGTTGCCGCGAAGCCGAAGGGTGTGAAGCCTAAGGCTCCGGCTGGTGATGTTGGTTTGTCTCCTCGTTATGGTGCGGGGTTGACGCCAGATTTTCTTGCTTCTCCGGCTGGTGCTGCTGAGCATCAGGCTTTGAAGGATTTGTATACGGCGCGTACGGGTCGTGATATTGAGGGTGATGTTGATGTGCGGCAGGCTCTTTCTGAGTCTGGTTTGTTGCGCACTCCTACGTCTTCGCGTGGTCGTGCTGTTGATTTGAATGCTAAGAAGCGTCCTGCGTATGCGAGTGCTGCGGATGCGCTTGATGCTCTTGATCGTGGTGTTCGTGGTGGTCTTGAGGTTGGGAAACTTGTTTCTCCGGTGTTGTTTGGTGGTGCTGGTAAGGGTCTTATTGAGGGTATTGGTAAGGCAAATGAGGTTGTTGCTCCGGTTGTGGATAAGGCGTTGGAGGTTACTGGTACGACTCCTGCGTTGCGTGCTGAGTTTGAGGCTGTTAAGCGTGTTGCTCCGGTTGCGTATAAGGCTAGTGGTGTAGAGGCTGAAGTTGGTGTGTTGAAGAAGGCTGGCGAGTGGTTGGCTAGTCCTGTTGAGGGTGCGCGTCCTAGTGCTGGTCAGTCGCGTCTTCCGACGGTTGGTTTTAAGGGCGCTTCGATGAAGGCTGTTACGCCTGCTGCTCAGGCTGAGCGTTTTCCTCTTGGGCGTCCCGCTCCGGGTGTAAAGGAGACAACGCTTGCTCGGCAGATTGGTGCTTTGCCAAATCTTCAGTTTACGACTGATATGTCGCCGGAGAAACGTAAGAAGATTGAGGATGCTGGCGGGAAGGTTGGTGATGTTCCTGCTTGGTTGTCGCCATTTTTGTCTGGTGTTGGTGCGAAGTATTATTCGACGCCGGATAATACGATTGCGAGTTTCTTTTCTGATACTGCTGGGTTAGCGCCTAAGGCTAGTGCTGGTAGTAAGTTGACGTATGACCAGTTGATTGCGCGTCAGAAGACTAAAGAGGATGCGGTTGCAATGCAGTCGTTTCTTGATACTGCTAAGTCTCAGGCGTCTGCTTCGGATATTCAGATGGTGCAGGAGAGTTCTGCTCTTGGTCCGTTGGAGAAGTGGCAGCGTAAGTTGTTGTTGGATCAGGCTCGGAGGAATGGTTGGGATATTGCGATTCCGCGGGATTATACGGATGCGGAGTTGGCTCGTCGCGCGTTTACTCGTATGACTGATGCGACAAGTGAGGTTGGTGCTGGGTTGCGTCGGCAGACGGCGCAGTTGGCTTCGATGCCTGCTGGTTTGGTGGCTGTTGGTTCGACGCTTGTTGGTGCTGCTAAGTCTGGTGATCTTGGCAAGGTTGTTGAGTTGGGTGAGCAGTTTGTTGCTCCGTATACGTATTTGGCTGATGATATTGAGCGGCGTGGTGTTGAGGCTGCTGTTTCGTCGTTTGTTCAGGAGCGTCCGTTGGATGCGATTCTGATTGGTAGTGCTGCGGTTGGTGTGAGTGGTCGTGGTGCTGGTGCTGTTGCTCGTACGGTTGGTGGTACGGGTGAGGCGCTTCCACAGTTGGCGTTTAATCGTTTTGTGTATGCGCCTAGTGCTGAGAGTGGGCGTGTTGGTCAAGCGCTTGCTGGGTTGGGTCGGTTGGCTGAGACTGATCGTAGTGTGAAGGCTACGGTTGGTACGGTGACGAAGAAGACGCTTGGTGGAGAGTTTGAGGCGTCTACTCCTGAAACGCTTTCGTTGCCGGTTGGTGTGACAAATAAGAATTTGTGGGGTAATGCGTTTTTGTGGTCGAAGGCGCGGCTTGTTGAGCGTGGTTTGCGCTCTGGTAATGAAACGCTTGAGGGTTTGGCGACTCGTGTTGTGAATAAGTCGGCGAAGCGTGGGTTGCATGGTATGGCTACTCGTCGTGATGCTGTTGTGACGAATGCGACTGATTCGTTGCGTGAGGCTGCTAAGGGGTTGAGTTGGTGGCAGCGTGAGCGGTTGGCTGTTGAGTTGTTGCGTGCGCCTAAGACTCCTGATGGTGCTGATTATTCGTTGGGTGATGTGGCTGCGTTTTGGCGTGCGTCTGCTGATGAGGCTGTGTCTCCGCGTAGTAAGGCGTTGTTTGGTGCGTATGCGGATCATTATGAGAAGTTGGCGAGTGTTGATCTTGATCCTGTGATTATTGAGAATGCGCGTAATGTGGCGCGTCCGTTTGGTCGTGATTCGGATATGTTGATGGCTTCGGTTATTGATGCGTTGAAGGGGATGGATTCGCCAGAGTCGTTGCGTGTTGTGCGTCGTACTAAGGGTGGTGGTCCGGTTACGTGGGGCGGGTTGCGTGAGGGTGATTACATCAATATTGGTTTGGGTGGTGAGAAGGTTCCTGCTCGTGTGACGAGTGTTGAATTGTTGCCTGATGGTCGTGTTGCGGTTACTCGTCGTAATTTGTGGGATGAGCGTGATGTTGCGACGATTGAGATGCCTGCTGATAGTCGTGTTGTGAAGTTTGTTTCGGATATGCGGCAGCAGCGGTATGTTCGTGATCTTGTTTCGATGCGTGATCATATTGATGCGACTGCTGCGGAGTTGAAGTCTGGTCGTGTTGCTGAGGCTAGGGCGTTTGCTGCTGAGAAGAATGCTCCGGTTACTCAGTTGGAGAAGTTGGATGAGAAGCGGCAGGCGTTGTTTGGCGAGTTGCAGAAGCGTTTGGATTCGATGAGTGCTGCGCGGCAGGCTGGTCGTCTTGGTGATGTTCGTAAGTTTGCTCGGCAGTATGCGATGAAGGTGTATGCGTTGCGTGCGACGATTGTTGAGATGCGTAATGAGGCGCGGCGTGCTGGGTTGCCTGAGGTTGAGGCTCAGATGCAGGCGCTTCTTGACAATATTGTTGTTGAGCGTGGTGATTTGAGTGGGGCTAATGCGTTGCGTGTTGCTGATCGTGCGATGCGTGAGCAGGATGGTGTTGTTGCTGCGATTCGTAGTGGTGAGATGGCTCCTGTTGTTGCGCGTCGTATTGAGCAGCCTGAGGCTCGTGCGCTTGTTGAGAATGCGCAGCGGTTGGAGGCTCGTGCTGCTGAGTTGCGTGCGTTGGAGGCGCGTCTTGTTGGTGAGCGCGATGCTGCTCCGAGTGCTGCTCAGGCTGGTGCTGCTGCTCGCCAGTTGGATGCGGTTCGTGCTGAAATTGATTCTCTTGTTCAGCAGGCTGGTGGGTTGCGTCGTTCTCCGAGTGGTTTTGTTGGGGCGTTGGGTGCGTTGGAGAGGCGTTTTGAGTTTGTGACGGGTGCTGATGTGCGTTCGTTGATGAGTGGTAAGGGTAAGTATGGTGAGGTTGTTGCGGCTGAGCGGCCTGCGCTTTTGAGTGTTTTGGGCGAGTTGCGCCGTAAGGTTGAGGATGGGGTGCAAATTACGAAGGATGATATTGCTGCGCTTGTTGATGCTGAGGTTCGTGTTTCTCGTGTTGAGCGAATGGTTGGTAAGCGTAAGTTGTATAAGGGTCGTGATAGGAGCATTGTTGAGCCTGTTGGGTTTGGGCGTAAGAGTGTTGCTCAGACAATTGATACTGGTTTGCCTAAGGAGTTGGTTGGTGCGGCGTTTGAGCGTGGCGCTCGGCTAGACGAGTTGCAGGCTCGTGTTGTTGCTCGTGAGGTTGCTCCGAGTGTGGCGACGATTCGTGAGGTTCGTCAGATGCGTAAGGCGGCGTTGCGTCAGGCAGAGTTGAATCGTCGTGAGGCTGCTCGTATTGTTGAGCGTGGTCGTCCGATTGTGAATGATGCGAATGTCAAGGTAGTTCTTGATGCTGCTAGTGAGCAGATTGCTGTTGAGTTGAAGCAGTATCGCGTGTCTCCTGTTCGGTTCAAGATTGCGAAGATGCGTGATGAGGTTGAGTCTGAGTGGATTGCGCGTGCGGAGTTGACGGGCGCTGATCCTGTGTTGTGGGTTGGTACTCGTCGCGCTTCGTTTGGTGCTTCTAAGCAGGCTGAGCGGTTGCGTAAGCCGATTGATGTGTCTGCTGATTCGTGGATTCCGCCGAGTCGTACAATGAAGAATAGTGGTGTTGTGTATGCGCGTGGTGAGGAGGATTTGCGGAATCTTTGGATGCGTCTTCTTACTGACACTGGGCGTTTGTATGGTAATGCTGCGTGGGTTCAGGATATGCAGCGGTTTGTTGATGCGATTTCGATTCGTGTGGATAATGTTGATGCGCGTGATGCGGCTGTTTTGAATCATGCGTTTGAGTATGTTGATGAGTCGGGTAAGACGATTAGGTTGTCTGAGGGTGATCGTGTTGTTAGTGATGCGCGTGATTGGGTTGCGATTAGTGCTGATCGTCGTAAGCCTTCTCGGACGACGGCGCAGACGGGTACTGTTGATATTGAGGATGCTGGTGAGCAGACGCTTGCTGATTTGTTTGCGCAGGAAACTACGCCTGCGATGGTTGAGAAGGGTGGTTCTTATTATCTGATTCCTCGTCATTTGCATGATTATGTGACGAAGGAGTTGGCTGATATTGCGTATCGTCCGACTGGTGCTATTGGTGCTGTGGATAAGTTGACGAAGCAGTGGCGTGCGTTTACGTTGAATATTTTTCCTCGTACTGGTATGGCGAATCTTGTGGGTAGTGCGATTCTTGCGGCGCTTGCTGGTGCTGGGCCGCGTTCGTTTTATTTGGCGTATCGTCATTTGAAGTATGGTGATGTGGCGGCTCCTGCTGCGTTGCGTCAGGGTTTTGGTGCGTCGTTGACAACGGAGATGTCGTTTAGGGGTATTCGTTCTCGGTTGCCTAGTGGGACGCTTGATGTTGGGTTGGGGCGTGGTTTGTCGTTTGATGATCCGTTTGCTGGGTTGGCGTGGTGGATGAATACGATGCGTACGTTTAATGGTATTGCTGAGGATTTTGGGCGTCTTGCTGTGTGGTATTCGAAGGCGTATCCGGCTGCTTCTCGTCTTGCGGATGATGGGTTTGTGAAGACGTGGACGACTGGTCGCCAGTTGAGTGATAAGGCGCAGGAGTATTTGGATATGCTTGCGTCTGGTCGCGCTACGGATGAGGGGTTGCGTGCGTTGGCGGATGAGTTTACTGATTTTTCGTATCAGTGGCTTGGTGATCTTCATGCTGGTGGTAAGGCGAACACGCTTCTTCGCATTGCGGTGCCGTTTCAGCAGTGGTATCGGCATATTCTTCGCTTGACGTTTGTGACGATGCCGTTGAAGTATCCGTTGCGTCGTTTGTTTTTGCAGCGTTTGGGTGAGATTGGTAATGAGTATTTGGCGCGGCATGGTGTGTATCCGTCGTGGATGCAAGATGTTGTTCCGATTTTTATGCAGGAGCATCCTGAAACGAATATTCAGCAGGATTATATTCTTGCGTGGCACGCTGGTTCGCTTGCGCCGTTTAGTACGCCTGCGTCGTTTGCTGGTGGGTCTAGTGGTTATGACGAGCAGGTGATTAATGCAACGGCGGGTATGTTGAATCCGTTGTTTCGTAATTTGTTTGAGGTTGGGTACAGTCTTTTGACGGGTACGGCTAAGCAGGTTGGTGGGCCGACGGCTATTAGTGAGGTGAAGAATCAAGCGGGTAATTCGATTGATGCGTATTCGCGTGATGCTGGTGTGTATTACGTGAATACGCTTCAGGGGATGTTGCCATTGTCAAGTATTGCGGTGACTTCTAGTGGTCAGGTTTCTAGTGGTAATTTGTTGTTGTCGCCGAGTCCTAAGTATTTGCGTGGCGCTGAGGGTGTGTTGCCGTTGAATGTGACGCCGCAGGTTGCTGTTGGTGATGTGCCGGGTCGTGATATTTACCAGTTGACTCAGGATTTGTCGCCTGAGAATGCGATTGCTTTGACGATGCGGTTTGTGATGGGTGGTTCTCCGGCGTGGGTTATTGGTCATGGTGATGTAGAGAAGTCGCAGTTTGCTGCTATGGCGAATAATTCGAAGTCTAGGTTTACGAAGGAGATGAATAACATTCTTCGTACTGCTGCGAATAATGCGACGTATGAACAGAGCGTTTCTGGTTTTCAGGTTCAACCGAGTGTTCCGGTACCCGCTCCGGCTGCTACTCCTGTTGCGCCTAATGTTCCTGCTGCGCCTGTTGCGCCATCTGGTTTCACTGGAAGAAAAACCATTGTTGGCGGCTAATACTATTTGTAGGTATAACCTACTGCCGAAGGCTATTCTTGTTTGTGGGCTTGTTGATGTGATTTGTAAACTTCATCATCAGGCAAATTGTTTCGCAAGCATATTTGTCTTGGTCCCCCCCCAAACCCCCCCCTACGCTACATGAACGTTCCTAACCTGTCAAGCACACAAGACTATGTGATTCGTCAGAACATCAAGACGTTGGCGAAGCAGGCGAAGATTACGGTGCCGGGTATTGATGTTCCTGTTGAGGTTGATCAGCCTACGCTTACGCCACAACAGGTAAAGCAAATGAGTGCATCGACGGGTGGCGTTACGCCTGCAAAGGGGCAGGCGTTTGGTTATTCGAATGATATTCCGATCCCTCCTACGTCGAAGATTGGTCAGGCTGTTGTTCGTGCTGCGCTTCAGATGCGTGGCGTTCCATACTCGTGGGGTGGTGGTAGCGAGTCTGGCCCTACTCGTGGCATTGCTCAGGGCGCGAACACTGTTGGCTTTGATTGTTCGGGCCTTGTCAAGTATGCGTTTGCAAAGTTCGGCGTTGATGTCCCAAGAGTGTCTTATGAACAGTTCCGCGCTGGAACTCCAGTTCCAGTAAACGCGATGAAGCCGGGCGATCTCGTGTTTTTTCATCCGGGCGCTAATGGTCCGGGGCATGTTGGAATCTTTATTGGGAATGGCAAGTTCTTGCAGGCTCCCCAAACGGGTGATGTTGTTAAGATCAGTAACCTATCGGATCGTAGTGATCTAGTGGGAGTACGGCGGTTTGGATGAGCGAAGATTCGGTTCAAATTATTCTGCTTAGGCTTCAACATATGCAAGACATGTTGGATCAGATTCATTCTGAGGTGAAACGGACGAATGGTCGCGTCACTAGCCTTGAGATGGAGAACGCTAAGTATGATGGAGAGCAGCGTGCGAAACGTATGCAGACTGTGGTGGCAACAACTGTCCTTAGCGGTGCGCTTCTGGCTACTGTGGTTTGGTTTGTCCAAGCCGCGATCTAAGTAGGACTTCTCTGGTTCGCGTGGTATTCTAGTGGCGTAAGCAACAAGGAGGCACCATGCGTACCCTTACCCTAACTACGCCGCTCACTCGCGGCCCTGCTGTTGATCGCGCCCAGCGTATCCTGACAAACAAGGGATACTTTGTTGGCAAGATTGATGGCGTGTTCGGCGAGATCACTGGTCGTGCTTGCAGCGATGCAAAGTACGCGCTGGGTTATGCGGCGAAAAATGTGAAGCCGTCGTATGGCAATGATCTCGAAGCATTCTTGACGGGCAAGAAGAAGCCGACTCCGGCAATGCGTATTCGTCAGAGCCAGCGTAAGAAGAAGACGAGTCTTGGTGAGGCGGCGTTGAAGGTTGGCCGCGAGTACGTTGGTGTGAAGGAGAATCCTGCCGGTTCAAACAGGGTCTTGTTTTCTGAGTGGTATGGAATTGTTGGACCGTGGTGCGCAATGTTTGTCACGTACTGCATGGTTAAGGCTGGCAGCAAGACGTTCGCTAAGGGCACTCGTTATGCGTATTGTCCTTACATCCTTACCGATGCTCGTCTTGGTAAGGGCATGACGATTGTGCAGGAGGATGATGCTCGCACTGGCGACGTTGTTCTTTATTCGTGGAACAAGGATGGCGTAGCCAATCATGTTGGCATTGTTGCTACTCCTCCGCATGGCGGCATTTCGTTTATTGCGTTGGAGGGCAATACTGGTATTGGTGCTGACTCTGATGGTGGCGAAGTGATGGTGCGTCAGCGTCACATTGATGATGTGATCGCTTTCGTCCGAGTCGTCCGATAGTTTCCGCCTAATTTCCCTTAAGGAGGAAATATGCGTGTAGCCCGAATCACCGAAACATTTAGCGCAGGCGAGACATACCGTATCTGGCCTATCAGTGACACTCATCTTGGCGCTGCCGACGTTGACGAAGAGACTCTCCGCGAACACGTTGAGATGATCAAACAGGACAAGAATGCTCGCGTTGTTTTTCTTGGCGACGTAGGCGACCTGATTGACTGGCGAGACAAGCGTTTTCAGGCAGGAATGTGGCCTGAGCGATACGTGGATGCGATGCACGCCGAGGGCGGTATCCCTACTGAGACTGTTGCGCACGCATTAGAAATCTTTGCGCCTATTCGCAAGCAGATCTGGTGCTGGCTCAGTGGTAATCACGAGTACACGATCCGTAGTCGTTTTGATCGTGAGATTGGTAGTGAGATTGCGGCCCAGTTGGGCGTTGAGTATCTTGGTTATGGCGGGTTCTTGCGTGTGTCGTGGAAGAACTCTGCAAGCAAAGCAGTAGGAGGCGAGCATGTTACGGTCTTTGACCTTCACCACGGTTGGCAAGGCGGCAGAACTGCTGGCGCAAAGATCAACACCCTTGAGAAACACCTTGGCGAATCTGATGCTGATCTTGTTTTGCGGGGACACTCGCACGATAGGGTTGCGCACATATTCCCTAGCCTTCGCATCATGCCTACGCAAGTCCGAGACTGGGAACGAGTCGTAGCGCATTGTGGTACATACAAGTTAGGTCGCGTTGACACTAAGGGCGGACAAGAGAATCATGATACGTGGGAAGCGCGTAAGGGCTTTCGTCGTAAGACGCAGAACATGATTGGTCCGCCCGTGATTGAAATGAGTTTTTCGCGGCATGAGCGTTCCGCCGAGAAGAAGAATAATTTGTCTTCTCGTGCTGGCGTTCAGTACCGAGTGATCCTATGATGCTAGAGGAGGTGAAGAATGAATCTGAATCCGAAAGTCAAGGCGAGTGGTTTGGCTGCTGCGGCGACCCTAGTGATTGTGTTTGTGCTGGGGCAGTGTGGCGTGGATGTACCTGCGGACGTAGCGACGGCGGTGACGCTGATCCTCAGTGTCGCTGCGGGGTATCTGAAGGGGACAAGTGACTGGTCGCCCCGATGAAGCACTAGCGAGCATGGCTCGTGATGTTCGATGGGCATTGGATGCGCTTCGCGCCGGAGAGCCGGAAACTGCGGAGCGCATCCTAGCCCGCTCGTTTGAGATGTACGTGATAATCCGCGAGGGCGAACAAGAGCGACTTGCGGAACGCGCTAAGCGCGTGTAGAGTACGAACCAATCAAAGGCTTGGAGGCCATGATGAGTAATGATCTTGTTGTTCGTAGCGACATTGACGAAGACATCCGTCTTGCCAATGCGCTTGCACAGTCCGGGTTCTACAAGGACATTCGCGACGCTGCCGCTGGCGTAGTCAAACTGCGCATCGCACGCGAACTAGGACTAGGCTTGCGCGGCATCAGCGACGTACATATCGTAGAGGGCAAGCCTACCCTTTCGTATCAGGCCATCCTTGGCATGGTGCGCAACTACACTGGGCCGCACGGCACTGACCGATACTCGTTCAAGTATCTTCAGCGCGACGAAGAGCGCGTGGAGATCGAGTGGACAATCAATGGTGAAGTGATTGGCACTAGCAAGTGTGATACTGATGATGCGAAGCGCATGGGCCTTGGTGGTCGTGGCACGTGGCAAAAGTATCCGCGTCAGATGCGTACCGCTCGGGCAGTTACCGAAGGCGTGAACGCTTTTATGCCAGAGGTAATTGGTGGTAGCATCTACACACCGGAGGAGTTGGGCGACGAATCCGGTTTCACTGGCAGGGAGGGCGGCTCTTCCCCCTCACAGGTGGCCTCCTCAGAAGCCGCCCTCCCTACCTCCCCTACCCTAACACTGAAGCCTGTTGAGGAAAAGGTGGAGGAGATGGTTGTTGAAGCCATTGCAACTCTTGACGCTGCTGAGGAAACGCTTGACGGCGAAGTGATTGATCCGACGAATGATTGGATTGAAGCGGCCAAGGCGTTCTTTGCAGCATTGTCGAAGGAGGATAAGGCTGAGGCTGGCAAGTTGTTGAAGTTGCACGGTTATCTTCCCGAGGGGCGCTTGACTCAGGACAAGGTGTACGAGTCGTTGGCTGACACGCTTGGCGTGCGGTGCTTTGAGTTGGACATTGTGATGCGCGAGTTGGCAGCATGATCATTGACGACACGTACGGCAAAGTAACTATCAGCGTAGGCGCACACATCGAAGACTCTGCCGTCATCATCGGCCCAGCGTACATTGGGACGAACGCATACGTTGGGCACGGCGCAATAATTGGCGCACCTCCCCAATACCACGGCGTATACCCATCTCCCGTTACCGCAGACCGCGCAGACAAGGGAGTTCACATCAGCAAAGGCGCTTGCGTAAGAGAGTTAGCACAAGTTCATCAAGGCATTATTGACGAAACAGTCATCGGTTATGACACGCTCATCATGGCTGGATGCCACATTGCTCATGACGTATGGATCGGGCAGGACTGCACCATCGGTAGTTTCGCGGTCTTTGGTGGACACACAACGGTAGGTGATCGCGTCACATTCGGACAAGGTGTAGTTACTCATCCGTGGACGGTGATTGGCGAGTCCGCCATGATCGGACTGAACTCTAGCGTTATTAACGACATTGCCCCTTATCAGAAAGTTGCTGGTAGTCCTGCTCGTTTGCTTGGCAAGAACACTGGTGCAAGTGGCGAGAAGGAAACGTGGGACGATACAATTCTTGACGTTGCTACGTGGGAGAGATACGCTGCGATGCAACGACAGCGAGACAATAGTCGCGAACTAATGAAAGGCAAGAATGACTAGCATTCCCGGCGGAGAAGTAAGCGCAAGCAAGTTCAGCACAGCATTCGGCAGGGCCGGATGCGGCATGAAGTTCTACTATCGCTACATCGAAGGCATCAAGGGAGTTGTTGGCGCTGGATTGTTGGCTGGCATTGCATTTGACGAAGCGACTCGCCAACTGCACGACAATCGTATCGCTGGCAATCAGATTGCCGACCCAACCGAAGTGTTTGTTGAAGCGTGGGAAAACCCTGCCGATACAAACCGTGACGGTGACGTAATTGATTACGACTTGAGCGAAGCGCCTATCGATATCCTTGGACGAGGCGAGACTGCATTGCGCGAATACGCCGCATCCACAATTGGCATGAAGCCTATCGCAACACAGGTTTATGTCGAAAGATCTTTCGAAGAAACCGACGCCAAACTCATTGGATACATTGACTTGATTGAAGCAGCAGACAATGGTATCTGCGTGTCTGATGTGAAGAGCAGTCTGTCGCCGCGTAAGAAGTGGACGGAACAGGACGCTGCGCGTGACGCACAGTTAGGTATCTACAGCATCCTTGCCGAAGGCGACGTAACCGCTGTTGGTTGGAGACACGCACGCTTGGGTGGAAAGATTGAGATTGGCGCAACACACGTTGCCGCACCAAACAAGAACACCGTCCTACACAGGATCGCTGGATGGATGAGCGACCTTGAACGGTGGTGCCAGACAGGAAACTTTGCGCCAACAGGTTTGGACAAAGACGCTTGGGTTTGCAGTGGAAAATACTGCGACTACTACAACCGTTGTCCGCATGGAGCGGCAGCGCAGACCGTCATTCCAGTGACGATTGGAGGAAACAAATGAGCAGCATGTGTCAGGTAACTCTTATCGGCAGGCTCACTGCCGACCCGGAACAGAAAGTCCCAGCAAGCGGGAACCCGTACACGCGCCTTCGCCTTGCGTGGAACCACAAGAAGGACGAGCCGGGATACATTGACGCCACCCTGTTCGGCAAGACCGGCGAGATCGCAGCGCAGTATCTAACTAAGGGCGCTCAAATCTGTCTTGCCGGTAGTCGTCTTGAGTGGCGGCAGTACGAGAAGGATGGCGACAAGCGCACTGCGTACTCGCTAGTTGGCGGAGATTTGATCATGCTTGGCAGCAAGAATGACAATGCGAAGCCGCAGACGACGATGAGCAATCCCGCCGCGTCGGACGACGACATTCCTTTCTGATGAAAGCGGTCGTTGCGCTGGTCATTGTTTGCGTAGTGTGCATGGCGCTTGCATTGTTGTCGCCAGAGTTGGCAATGCCGCAAACGCGACCAGCGCCACGCGCAATCAAGAACAATCCTTACCCACCGCACTACATGACGTTCATTGCTATTGCCAAGTGCGAACAACCGTCTCGTGGTGGCGGTGGCTGGCACGGCATTGCTTGGAAGCAAGAATATAATTATAGTTTTAGGGGTGGTATGGGAATGACTACTCAGAATTGGCGAGACTTTAAACGCAAAGGACAGCCGGACAATATGGCTAAGGCTACGCCGGTCGAACAATTGTGGGCCGCGTGGCGCTTGTATCAGTGGGCCGAGCGTACGTATCCGGGTTATGGCTGGACGGCGTGGGAATGTAGCCCGATGATTGGGTTTCGTGGCGAAGGGACATGGAAGTGAAAGTTATCCTTGTTGGCAATGGATACTTTGGGTCGTTGTATCGAGAACGCATCATGCGACACAAGGACTACGAACTTGTTGGCATTGTTGACACTGATTATGAACGGTTAATAACCGTAAGCGGAATGACCGTTGGCGAGTCATACCCGACAATTGCCGACAACGTAGACCACGACGCTGTGGTTATCTGCACCACGCCACAGCACCACGCCACGCTAAGCGTCGAAGCAATGAATCGTGGCAAAGATGTTCTCTGCATGAAGCCCGGAGCAATGAGCCTTACCGAGCATGATCATATTTTCAAAGCACGAAACGAAAACAAGGTTGCGTGGATGATTGATTACACGCAACTAGCGGCACCCGAACTGTATTTCATTGACTCAATGATCTTGGCGCTAGGCACGGCTCACAACATCAGCCTCAGCAGGCACGTTGTCACGCCACCCAAGCCGGAAGGGGTCATCCTAGACTTGCTCCCACACGACGTAGCAACGATGTTTACTATCTTTCATGAAGAGGATATAAATATCTCTTGTAACGTTGATGGAACTAAAGTAATCTCACGAATCTGCGACAACAATGGGGATCAGATTGCTTTCTTGTCCGCAAGTTACAACGCTACATACCCTCAGAAGTACGCACTATTGCGCATACTTCCCGATGATGAGATCGCAAACCCGCGTATCGAACTAGCATGGGAACAGAACCAGAAGTTTGTTGAGGTTCGTAGCCAAGGGCGTAGCGTTGAGGTTCGCTTTCGTCACGAACCAGACATGATCACAAGAAGCCTTGATTCGTTTGTGATTCACTGCGAATACAAGATTGATAATTATGGGTTGTCTCATGATGTGATGCGCGTTCTCCACGCAATGCAGCACAGTGCTGATGCGGATGGTGCGCCTATCAAGTATTGTGAGGTTGGCGCGTGAGGGTATGGTGCGACACGTGTTCAGCAGAAACCCTGTTGAATGCTCGCAAGATTTGTTCGTGGTGCAACACCAAACTATCCGAAAAGAACATCAGCAAAGCAAAGCGAGAAGTTAAATGACTCAGTGGATTAGAATTGAAAAGCAACTAGGCAACGCATTAGAAGACCTCTTCGAAGAAGTGATGGTGTTGTTTAACGATCAACAGTATTGCGAAGTTGATAATGCGTGGGACACGCTGAAGATGGAGTGTCGAGAGCGGTACGAGATTGGCAGGATGCAGCACGCCAACTCTGATTCGACATGGGATAAGTGGAGTGATGATGATTATGCGAAGAACATTCGCGAGGAACTTCTTGACTACCTTATCTACGCTGCTGCTCGTCATACCCTACCGATTAGGAATCCTAAGTGAGTGAGAAGTACCTTGGCCTAGACGTAAGCCCACTCCGCATCGGATGGGCCGTCATCTCTGACGACTCGCTACACCACGGAGTCATCATCTTCGACAGCAAGGAATGGGTTACACCCGGACTGCGCAGCGATGCGCTAGAAGACGTAATGGAACAACACCCCAACATCAAAACCATTGGACTAGAGGCTGTGTTCGTTGGGCCAAACAAGTTGGGCAGCATCCGCGCAGCAATGGCGCTTGGTCAGGTCGAAAGCATTTGTGATTATTTGTGGCCTGATGCTGATCAGAAAATCCTTGTAGCAACACAGTGGCGGTCTGCTTGTGGTATCAAGCAGGGCGGCAAGGAGAGCGTGATGGAATGGGCGCTTGCTGCTTGTGCTGAGGCTGGCGTAGACGCGCCGGAAAATCAGGACGCTGCTGATGCTATCGCCATTGCCACGGCTACGATGGTACGAGCAGATGGATGAGCATTGGCTAGACCATGCCATTGAAGATAAACTAGGCGAAGTCATTGATCGTTACCGCGCACAAGGCAAGGCAGTTAATAACGTAGGCGCACTGCGCACTCGTGTCGCTGCTGACATTCACGGATTGCGTGGCACGCCAGCATGGGCAGCACTAAAGCAGAAGTATGATCCTGCTCCGCAGGTTCGTGTTGGTTGGTGTACTGCGTGCAGCAAACCATTTCATCGTGGCGCTGTCAGTGCGTGGCTAGAGGATAAGAAGGGTTGGGAGTTTTGTTCTAAGGAGTGCATGGAGAACAAGGACATGCACCCAATCAGTTGGTCAGAGTTTAAGACTAAGGTGCGTGACAAGGGAAGCGTTAGCACTGATCGTCTTGATCCGTATGGCGAGCCGATTCCGGGGGATCAGATTACGATTACGTGGGACGAAATCAAAAACGTGGGCCAACCTATTCCCGACTTGCCAACTACGGGTGTTGCTGCTGTTAGTGATGATGACGATGAGATTATCTGGGACTAATCGTGTAGCATTTGTCACAAAGGAGATGTGATGCGAGACTTGATTCCGTACGTAATCTTTGCTTTACTCATCTTGTTCCTCACAACTAAGGCAGGAAGAACATGAACACACTGATGGAAACCCGCACCATGCACACATCGTCGCTCTACCGCACGATGTGGCGCAGCGTCATGCACGCACTCGGCAACGCCGAAGCAGCAGACCAAGTAATGAGCAGCATCGTAGACTCGCACCCACACCTAGCCGAAGTATGGGACGCCAACACTTGTCGCGCTTGCAAGGCAATCCTATCGCCGCTTGACAAGGCAGAAGCATCGCCATACTGCGAATGCTGTCGCATGGATGCTGATCCGCCCGAGTACTACGAACGCAACGTCAAGATGTATGGTGGCGAGTGATGGTCAAAAGCGCCATTGGAAAGAACAAGGCTGCCGCTAGCATGAAGCGCAGACTAGACCGAGCAATCGCCAAACAATCGCGTGCCGCCAAACGAGCAGCACAACCAAAACAACGCTGGTACTAATGCCCATCCGAACACGCTCGCAAGACACAACGAGCGAAAACCAAATAGCCAGCCTCATGGAAACACGATGGGACTGCACCGTCCACCGCACCGGATACCTAGACGCATGGGACTACATCGGAATCAAAGACGGACGTACCGTCTTCATCGCCGAACTCAAAACACGCAACAATCCAAGCACCCAATACCCCACCGTCTACCTATCCGCACACAAATGGATCACCCTCCTGCAAGGAGCACTAGGGTTGGGCGTAACACCACTGTTCATCGTACGCTTCACCGACACTGTGATGTACAAACGAATCACCGAAATAGACGCTCGAAAAAGCACTATGGCTGGACGCTTTGATCGTCCGGATGCGCCGAATGATGTGGAGTTGATGATTCTGGTTCCGGTTTCTGAGATGCGGGTGCTTGCGTAGGACTTGATTGTCGGCGCGGTGGCGCGTAGTGTGTGCGTAATCAACTGACCGGGGAGGTCGAAATAATGAGCGAACGTTACTTTGGTGATATTTGCGACGAACTTCGTAAGCATCCTGATTATCGTGGCGCTGTCATTTGGCAGCGTGCCGACATTGAGGATGTCGCCGCAGATATGGGAGTGGACGCGGACGTACTTGATGAGGAAGTTGATATGTCGGCGTGGGAAGGTCTTGCGACATCTGACGGGTTTGATTTTACGTTGTACCAAGTAGCAAGTGAGATTTCTGAGCGGGAAACGGAGACAAACTAATGAGTTACGATTACGGATGGACTGTTGTCAAATGCAACTCCGACGAGTGCGGCGCGGATGCCATTCTCCAAGGGTACGAGTTTTTTCGTACGGAAGGCGAAGCGCTTTCGTTTCTCGCCAATGTCCGCGATGATGATCCCAAGTATGGAAACGGATGGACGACGTTGCGTGTTTCGATGTGGCGTTCCGAGGAGGTGGCGGCATGAGCATCATTTGGTGCAGCACGGCAGACGGATCGTATGGAGAATGCGATACGTGGGATAAGTTGATCGTTCTTGACGTATCGTTTTTGACCAAAGAGGAACTAAGTATTTTTGATCACTCCGATAACGAAAGCGCTGTTATTGACGCGATTAGGGCGGCGCATGATCGCGTGAAAGCGGAGGTGCGGGCATGATTGAGCGCGACATGAACGATTGGTATGGCAAGGATCAGGAGGAGCGCGACGAGCGCGAAGCAAAAGACGAAGCAGCGTGGGCGCAGGCCGACGCCGACTACGACAAGGAGCAGGAATCGTGAATACCGTTGCCGATAACCTAAATAATGTTCATTGCATTTTTCAGGAGTTGGAAAACATGGGCGTTATCCTCCCGATGGGGGATTATCAATATGCGTATGGTGTTATCGAAGAAGCAAGGGATATGGCTAGTGCTACAGATTGTGGCGAAATGAAGGAGCAGGGATCGTGAGCGCCACTGATTGGGAAGACGAGGTGATCGGCATGACCAACCGCTGTGATTGGATCTGCCCCGCCAACCACAAACACCCCGGTATCTGCGACCACGTGCGCACCCTGCTGAGTGTGATCGAGTCGCAACGCTTCATGATGTGGCCGCGCGAACGCAAAGCCCTACTCTATTGCGCTGACGAACTTATTGGCATGATGGAACGCGCACTAGAGGACGACGCCGTGGCCGAAGCAGAAGCCATTGCGCGTGAGGCGTCCAAATGAGTCGCCGCCTATACGTTCCCATTGACTATCACCATTACAGCCCTCACCCCGTTATCGTTGGGGTGAGGCGTTGCCCACCGTTCGTGTTGCGTGGCGAATCGGACGTGCTGCACGCGCTCGCTGATGCTGAACCGGGTTGGCAAACTCTAGCCCTTTGCGACCAACGTCCCATTCGTTGGGGGTTGGGGAATACTCTGCGCGTCGTCGCGTGTTTAGCGGGGAATGTAGCGGAGGGTTTGCCGCGTGATGCGTGGCATCCCGTGGGATCCTGAGTCCTTGACATTCGGCGGAGCGTGGGCGTATGCTTCGCTGGCCAATCCGAATACAGGAGAAATATCGTGGCAACTATTGAGAACCAGACAGAGGCAACGCGCCGCGCAGTGTGGGCGATGCTGACAGAAGATACCGGCGTGCATATGCTGGACTCCGGCCTATACAGTGGCCGAGCATGGCAACGCAACCGGGCGAAGGGATACGCGACGGCGTGCGCCGAGCGTACCGCGTGGATCACGGGCTACCCGGCAAGCACGTGGACTAGCCCGAGCGGCGGCATCCCACAAGTGAACCCGGCGCACTACTCGATCACGTTGAGCGCCTTCCACTTTCTCGCCGAGCGCGTGCAGCCCGTAAGCGCCGAGCATCCCGCCGCGATCCTTCTCCGCACCATTGAGCAGGAGAACCCGGACGAAAGTTGGCTAGGCGTTATGGATTACTTCCGCGAGGCGTGCGAGGACGCGGGGGCGAACCCGACGCAGATTTACAACACGTACAACTGGGAGAACCTGCTAGGGCAAGTGTGGCAAGGCTTCACGTTCGAAGCGGACGGCGCACGGTTCGGCGACGGCATCGCGCCTATGGTGTGTATCAGTATGCACAACGGTGCTGACGTGCGCGGCGGTTACGCTCGGCCGTACCTGTTCCACCTTGACGCGTACACAACGGACGCGGAGTACGCGGAGTCCGCGCTATTGTCGAACGGGACAGAGGCGTTCGTGTACTGCGAGAATCCGCAGTGCGCCGAGCATGGCGCCGATGGCGAGGCGTACGGGTTCCACGTGTACGGTTCCGATATCATCGGCCGCGACGGCGGCACGTTTGACGACACCGCAGAATGGGACACCCTCACCTGTCCGCAGTGCGGCACCGTTGACAGTCTCCGCGCCGAATCCGTCGAGTCATCCTACTAGGCAGGAGAACACGGCACCACGCCGAACACTGGAATACCCAACTATCGGAGGCATTCCCGTGCATGACCTACTCGTAACCCTCGCAATCACGTGGCCGGTGTTGTTGTTGTTCCTCCCCCTCATCATCAAGACCAAGTAAGCCGCCACCACTTGGCCCGTCCCGCTACTACAGGGGGCGGGCCTTTCCGCGTCCGCTTGCAATCCGGGCGAACGTCCGGCACCATTCAGTCACGGCAACAACGCCGCAGGCTAAGGAGGCCACACCATGAACGCAGATCAGACCCGCGCCACGCTCAGCGTCGACATCGCCATCGACACCGAATTGCTCAACGCGGACTACCCCGAAACCGAAGGCCGCGAGCCGCAGGCACTCGCCAACCTCGTCGCCCTCCTTATCGGCGACAACCTCCGCGCCACCGACGAGAACCACGCTCTAACCGTCACGCCCGCCACCAACGCCGACACGCTCATCGAGTACTGGCAGACCGCCGCCGACACCAACCACACCGACGCGCAGACGTACAAGCGCCAGCGCGACGAATGGCACGAGGAAGCCCGCGCGCTCAGCGGCATGCTCAACCGCAGCATGCAGGAGGTCGAGCGCCTCACGCGCATCATCGAAGAACGCGACGCCACCGCCGCCGAGGATCCCGCCGACTGCACCTACTGCGGCGGTGACGGCGGCTCAGGCGTCGTCGTCTGCGGACACTGCACCGACTAGCCCACACCGCGCGACACACTCAGCCCCCCGGCGCTACGACAGGCCGGGGGGCTTTCTCATGCCCGAACACAGACCAACCCGGAATGCCTACCCGTCCGCGCGGGGATTCTGGTTCGCGCGAGGGGGCGGGGCGGAGGGCGTGGGGCGTCGAACCCGACAACCGGAAACCGACCCGACCAGTCTCGAACCCGCACCCACGCGCCACCCAACCCCCCCCAACGCTCATCGCAGCGGTGAGGCGTAGGGCTTGTTTTTTTGTGGGTATGTTTTCTTTATGGCGGCTGGTTGTTCGGTTGGTTTGTTGATGTTTGATTCATTCAGTTCAGCAAGGCTCTGTGCTGCGCGTGCTTGATGGTTTTTTGCTCCCCCCCTTTCCCCCCCTCATTGGGGTTACACACGTTGTGGTGTGTGGGGTTGGTGCGACTTGTCTGTTCGTCGCTGGCAGCAATCCATTTGGATGAGGGTTGGCATTGCTGCGCCGATGCCCCTCTGACGGGCAAGTTCTCCGATAGCGAGTCGGATCGCTTGGTATTGTAACACGTGTGGAGTACGAGGATTGGTCTACGTGGGTGTTTCGTTGTTGGTTCGCTGGTGGTGGTAGTGGCAGGTTGGTGGTTCATGCTGCGTGCGAGTATGATGCGTGGGTGTCGTTCAGAGTTTTGACTGGCATTGTTGTGAATCTTGATGGGTTGGAGCATTACTAGTGACTAAGCGTGCTGATTTGAAGATGCAGCGTGAGGATAGAGAATTGGGTGTGGAGAAGTTCGGGTTGGATGATTCGGCTTTTCTTACTTCTGCGTATAAGCATTCGGTGAAGCCTTCGGAGTTGTCGGCGGAGCAGATGGATGAGGCGATTGAGATGGCTTCGCTTGGCGCGTTTGAGGCTGCTATTGCGCGTGTGCTTGGTGTTTCGGAGCATACGTTTGTGACTGCGTTGCGTGGTGGTCGTTTGCGTGAGAAGCCGTCGTATATCGAGTTTTCTGATCGGTTTTATGAGGCGCGGAAGCAGCATATGAAGAAGAATCTGCGCGTTATGAATGAGGCGACGGAGAATGGTGATTGGAAGCCTGCGGCGTGGCAGTTGGAGCGTAGTTTTGGGTTTCATAAGCAGGAGGTTGTGGAGCATGAGGTTGGGCCGCAGACTCTTTCGTTGATGCAGTTGGCGCAGATTCCGGCTGAGGAGGCGCGTGCTGCGCTTGAGGTTGAGGGCGAGGTCGTTGTTGAGCCGGATGATGCAGCCTAGTTTGACTAGTTTTGCCCCTGTGATGGAATTGGTAGACATGACGGATTCAAAATCCGTTGCCGCGAGGCGTGAGAGTTCGAGTCTCTCTGGGGGCACTAAGTGAGTAGTGAAGTTGATCGTGCTGCGTTAGAGATTCGTGCGAAGATGGCTGACCCGGTGTGGAAGGCTAAGAATCTGTTTGGGTTTGAGCCGTGGAGTAAACAGCGTGAGATTCTTAATGCGTTGCGTAAGCATAAGCGTGTCGCTGTTCGCTCTTGTCACGGTGTTGGTAAAACGGCAACAGCGGCTACGGCGGTGCTTGACTTTATGACGGAAGGTCCGTGTCGTGTTATTACTACTGCTCCTACGTGGAGTCAGGTTGAACAATTGTTGTGGCGCGAGATCGCCGTCAGGCATTCGAAGATTCCGGGCGGCGAGAAAGCGTTTGGCAAGATCTTCAAATCCTCGCTAGAAGTCCGTTCGGACTGGTTCGCTATGGGCCTTTCGACGGACAAGCCAGAGCGGTTTCAGGGCCACCACGCTCCCCGCATGATGCTCGTCGTTGACGAGGCCAGTGGTGTGGACGAGGCTATCTACGAGGCGTCGGAAGGTTTCCTTACCGCAGAAGAAGCACGAGTCTTGTTGATTGGAAACCCGACACGACCTACCGGAACGTTCTACAAAGCGTTCCAAAAAGACTCTGGATGGTACCCAGTACACATGAGCGCCTTTGACGCGCCCTGTTTTACTGGTGAGCGCGTGTCGAAAGAAGCAAAACGCGCCCTTATTACCGAAGAATGGGTACAAGACGCCAAGCAACAGTGGGGTGAGGACTCTGCGGCGTACAAGATTCGTGTTCTTGGCGAGTTTTGTGAGACTACTGGTCGCCAATTTTTTAATTTTTTGGATAATCTTTCAGCAGAGCCGTTTAAAAAGCGTGGTTTTGTGCGGGGAATGCCCGTTCCGGGCGGCAGAATTGAATTTTATGAGGAGTCTCGTGGTGGAATGCGCATGTGGGAAACACCAAAAGCGGGCGTGCGCTACCTAATCTTTGCTGACGTGGCCGGATCAGTCAGTTTTGACGAGTATGAGCGCCGAGAGTCCCGTATTGGCACGGGTTCCGGGTCGGATTACTCTGTAGCACAAGTTCTACGCCTAGATAATGGCGTACAGGTCGCCGAAGTGCGGTATCGGGCGGATGTTGACGAGTTTGCTGATGATCTTGCGCGTCTTGGCCGCTTGTATAACGATGCGATCCTTGCTGTTGAGCGAAACGGGCCGGGTGCTGCTGTTCTTACCCAGTTAAAGAACGTTATGGGGTATCCGCGTATTTGGCGTCCGAATAATCCGATTGGTGTAAAGACTCGTATGGACAATACGCTTGGTTGGAACACGACTAGCGCTACTCGTCCGATGATGCTTGCTGCTTTGCAGGCTGCTATTCGTGACGAGCCGCACCGAATCAAGAGTGAGTTGCTTATTGATGAGGTCCGGACGTTTGTGTTTCGTGATCGTAATGGTAAGGAGCCGCGTCCAGAGGCTGATGAGGGTTGTCATGATGATCTTGTGATGGCTATGGCTGGTGCGCAGGCTGTGTGGCAGCAGGAGGCGCAGTCTCCAATTCGTCTTGTGGAAAAGCCTAAGCCTAAGGTTGAGGCGTCGATGCAGAAACGTGCGCCGCGCTTTATTGTGGGCAAGCATTAGGTATAATTTTTATATGGATGACGCGCCCGGAAAACAAAAATTAGAATTAGAGGGCGGAAACCGCATGATGAGAAAAGCGGAAGCGCCACAAAGAAAACAAAAATCTTCCGTACTGGAAACAGTTGCAAAAGGACAAGGCCGGTTTGATCCAACAAATGAAGGCCATATTTATGGTGCGTTAATTCGAAACATGATTAAAAAAAGTGAAGCAATTAAAGCCGCAAGTGTAATTAATTCTGGATCACCCAGTAGGCCATCTCCTCGCGCATGGTCTATTGACGCACAAGGAAGAAAGTATCTTCCCGGCTCTACAAAGGGCGGAACTGAAGAGTTCCTAAAAAACCCTGACCGTTCCTTTAGCGATTTTCTTAAGCGTTCCACCAAGATTTAATAAACAATAATTTTGCGCAAATTGTGGTTGGACGCGGCTAGGAGATCCGCGAGTGAGCGGGTGAGGGTTGGTTTCTCCTAGCCGCCACGGCACCGTAGCATGTATGATTCTCGTATGCCAGTTAAAGGTACTGATTACAAAAAAGGCGACTTTAAAAAGTTGGCTGGTAAGTTGGCGGCTAAGGGCACTCGTGATCCGAATGCGCTTGCTGCGTGGATTGAGCGTCGTAAGTATGGCGCTAAGAAGTGGGCGAAGATTCAGTCTGAGGGCCGCAAGGACTGATTGTGGCTGGTTTTGTTCCGCCTAGTGGCGCTCGCAGTGCCGCGCGGCGCGGGCTAGAACTCGTATCTAAGGGCAAGGCTGGTGATGGTTTTGAGCCTGCGACCGCTGACCGGGCACGCAAGATTGCTGCTGGTGCGCCGCTTACTCGTGATCATGTGATGCGTATGCACTCGTTTTTTAGCAGGCACGCTGTTGATCGCAAACCTAATTGGGGTGCGGCTGGTAAAGAAACGCCGGGGTATGTGGCGTGGCAAGCGTGGGGTGGCGATACTGGCGCGTCGTGGAGTGCGCGTCTTGCGAGTAAACTTCGAGAGTCTGGTAAGTAGAGTATAGTTCTGCGTATGGTTATGTCGAAGTACGACAAACTTGTGAAGTCGTTGAGCGCGAAAGGTTCGCGTGATCCTAAAGCGTTGGCTGCTTATATTGGTCGTAAGAAACTAGGCGCGGCAGAGTTTCAGCGTCGTGCTGCGGCTGGTCGCGCAAAGTCCGGTAAGTAGGTTACACTTTTATCATGCCAGCGTTTGAATATGATCCCAATGATCGAAGCCGTCCGTTTATGCACACGAACGTTGCGGGTGATATGACCAAGCAGAGCATGATGGATTCGATGGCTGAGCAGGGTCCGATGCCGAGCAAGGGTAAGTTTCGTAATCTTGCTAAGGGCCTTGTTGCAAAGAAGAAGTCCGTTAAGCGCTAATGGCTCCGCTAGATAAACTTAAAAAGAAGAACGATCCTAAAATTAGTATTGCGTTGATGCGCATGAAGCCTATGTCGCGTAACGAGGCAATGGATGACGCCATGTCGTATCAGAAGCCTGAAGAAGAAATGGGTAAGGAAGACATGATGGAAGACAAGGCAGAATACGGTTCGGAGCATTGTCCTAAGTGTGCTGAGTATCAGATGCTTATTGGTGAGGCTCTTGCGATGTATATGAAGAGCAAGGACGCCGAGGAGGCACCAGACTCCGAGCAGGAGTAGGTGCTACACTAATTACATGGCTGTTGATCCGAGCATGATGGGCGCTGGCCCGATGATTCCTCCGCCCCCGATGGGCGCTCCTATGACTCCTCCGGCCCCGACTGGCGCTGCTGTGCCTCCGGCTGTTGCTGCTATGCCGGGTATGGCACAGTTGGCGCAGGCCCAGACGCTTCAGATGGCCGATCATCAGCGTCAGATGGCAATGATGCAGGAAGAGATGCAAAAGCAGATCATGATGCTTATCGCTTCGCTTCCGACGCCGAATCCCGCTGGCGAGGCTGCCGTATCTGCGCCTTTGACGCCGATGATGAGTGGTGCGGATACGAACACGACTGCGCCTATGGATGGTATGTAGATGGGTGGTGGCGCTGGTGCCTACTAATAATTTTCAGAGTCGAGACGCTGCTCTTCCGTCTTACACTCGCGCCATTGCCGTCACGCCAAACAACACGACGGATCTTGTCGAAACGACTCGCGCAATCATGGTTGACCACGCGACCCTTCAGCACGCAATGGTTAGTGTTATTCTTTCGGAAGACACCGCTGCCGTAACGATTCCTGTACGCACAGGCGTCGTAACCCCCCTTCGGGTTACTCGGGTTCGCGTTACTGGTACTGACGCTGCTAGTGTCATCGCGTTGTACTGATACACTTACCGCGTGACGTACACGACCCCGACTCCTAGCACTGTTAATGCTGGCGACACATTTGCCGCCTCTTCGTACAACATCATTAGTGCTGATATTCAGGATCACGAGTCGCGTCTAAATACTATTCTAAATAGTGTTGTTCCTGTTGGAACAATTATTCCCTACGTTGCCGCAACTGCTCCGTCCAACTGGCTAGTATGTAACGGAAGCCAAGTATCACAGTCAACGTATAGTGCGTTGTATGCAATTATTGGGCCAAACAAGTTTGGTACGGATACGGGGGGAAATTTTTATCTTCCTGACCTTCAGGGTCGTATGCCTGTTGGTCTTGGCACTAATGCTGATGTTGATGCTATTGGCGAGAATGATGGTTCGGCGCTTGCTAATCGTTCGCCTAAGCATCAGCACACCATTTACGATCCCACGCATACGCACTTTGGTGCCGTGTGCCCTACTTCTGATCCTGCTGACGGTGGTTATGGGCGAATGGGCAATCCGGGAACTATTCAGTACAGTCAGAATATGACTTCTGTTTCTACTGGTGTTAAGGTTAACCCGCAAGGAGCAGCGTCTTCAAGCAACCCAACCGACACTCCAGCCTACATTGTCCTCAACTTCAT